GAATGGCACTAGATAATGGATGTCAATTATTTTCTCAAGCAACAACAAAAACTGCGCAAATTGGTTTTACAATTCATGTTCTTTATGCTGATGAATTTGCACACATACAGCCATTTATTGCAAAGGATTTCTGGAGATCTATTTATCCTACACTTGCATCATCTGAAATATCTCAATGTATTATTTCATCTACACCTAATGGCGATGATAATGTGTTTTATGAAATTTGGGATAAAGCACAAAAAGGACAAAATTCATTTGCTTCAATACGGGTTGATTGGTGGGAAGTTCCAGGACATGATGAAGCATGGGCTGAAAAAATGAAAAAAGATTTTGGTGAAGAAAACTTTGCACAAGAATTTGGACTTGACTTTAATGCAGCTAGTGCAAATCTTTTATTAAGTGGTAACGATCTTTTATTCATGAAAAAAATTGAAAAAGAATATGAATTTCAAGAATTAGAAAAAACAGATTTAGATGATCTTTTATATCGCAATTTATCATGGCATCCGGATTTTGATCCTAATAAACATTTTAATACAAATGAACACCGTTTTATTTTAAGTATTGACACAGGAGAGGGAAAGGATGAAGATGAAGTAAAAGATAATGATTATAATGTGTGTAACATATTTAAAATAGAGCCTAAAAGTATAGTTCAATTAAAGAAGATTAGAAATGATGAGATGATTATTAAGAATATGTTTAAGATCATTCAAGTTGGTTTGTATAGGGATAATATTAAAGATGAAGAAAATTGCGCCAAGGTCACACGGTCACTTACATTTGATCAGTTTGGAGAAGAATTATGTAAAGTTATAATTGAAATGAATTTTAATGGCAAACATTTTCTTGATAAGTTTTCACAACATGATAAATATGATGAAAGCGTTGTATTACACACATATCACACAAAGCCTATTCCCGGAGAAAAACCTCCACGAAAAAAAGCAGGATTTAAAGTAACAGGATCAAATAAAGATTTTTATTGTAAGTTAGGAAAAAAATTGGTGCATAAAAGAACATTAATTTTAAATGAAATTGAAACTATAAAAGAATTCAAAGCATTTGGAAAAACAAAAGGAGGAAAATGGAAAGGAATAGGTACTCATGATGATATAGCAATGAGCGCAGTAAATGTCGCTCATTTATATGATGAAAATGAATATAATGATTGGCTGTATGATTTTTTGGATGAAATTGAAGATTCACCAATTAAAAAACTAATAAATGAATTATTAGAAAAATATATTGAATCTTCAGATATAAGTGAAGATAATTACATTTCATTATTTAGTGATGAAAATGAAAAAAAAGTTGAAAATAATCCCATTATTCCTTTTAATCAGCCAATATATACACCAAGTTCAACACTCAGAAAAACTGGATTTAATTTTCCCTGGAGAAATAGATAATTTAGACATTTATTTTTAGAATATATAATAAAAAAGAACATTTATCCTAAGAATAAATAAAATAAATAGAATAAAAATAATAATATAAATATGGCAAGAATTGCATTAGACTTATCACAATTTAAATCAGCTGGAGTTTATACTGTTGAAATTGATAATTCAGAACGTATAGTTGTAACAACACAATCATTAAGATTAGTTCCTGGTTTTTCAGCACAAGGGCCATTTAATACACCTGTATTTATCAGATCTACACGTGATCTTGAAAAATTTTATGGTGTAATTGATCCTAAATTAGAAAGAAAGGGTTCGTTTTTTCATCGTTCAATAGAAACATGTTTATTAACAGCACCTGTATTTGCTATTAACCTAATAAATGTTAATGATGTTTCTGCTAGTGGAGGTGATATAGTTGATTTAGTAGGATTTGGATTAAATAGTTCAACTTTTGAATCAGCATCTAATTATTCAGGTGGATATACAGATATGTATGTTAATTTCTTTGATCGTACAAGATTTTGGACACCAGATCCAGAATATTTACAAGGAGTAGTAAATAATAAATACGGAAATTTAACAACTGAAAATGCTCCATTATTGCAATTTGCAAATATTGGAACGAAGAAAACATCAATCATAGTAAGAAAAGCTCAAGGATTATCTCAATATGGTGTATATGCAAAAGATTGGTATGGTGGAGAAGGAAATATTCCTTATGAATGGATTCGTCCTTATGACTACATTAAAGATTTCTTTGTTCAAGTTATTGTTGTTGAAGGAGATTGGACAAATTATTCACAACTTTCATCAGATCCATATTATTCAGCATTTTTTAATACTGGTGGTATTGTTCCTTCACAGCTTCAGAATTTTATTAATTCAGACAACGTTACTTTACTTGCTTCTTGGACGGGAACAATTATTCCTGATTTTAAAGATCAAACCGGAACAGAACAATATATTGAATCTATTGTTAATAGTAATACAGCATTGACCGGAATTTTGGTTAATGTTAATCATAAAGCTTTAGATCAATTAGTTTGGAATGAAGATGTAGATAAATGGGTTATCGGAGAAGATTCAGCGGTTCAGGCTTCTTATGAAGTAGATTTAATAGGACATAATTTAATTAATAATATTACAGATGTAAGTATAAGATTCTTAAGCTATAATATTGATGTATCTGACAGTGTTCTTCATACAGATGTATCAATTTCTGCATATCCTACTGGTGATACAACTCAAAGAAAATTTTCTATAGATGATTCTTCTACTGGATTATATACTGCAATTACTGTAGGATCTTTTATTAAAAAATCAGCTACATCAGAAATCCCAGGAGTTACATATGTAACAGCAAAATATTATGATGGTTCAGCATATATAATTGAAACTGCAGAAGCAGTTGATGCACCAAATGCAAAAATTCAAAAACCTATTGATGATGCTTCAATTACGTCAGCATATAATTTTATTAAACTTGATGGGTTAACAATTAAAAACAAACATCTTCCAGGGTATGATGAAAATGGAGCTCTAAATAATGAAGAAGGAATCGAAAAGATTTATGGTATGTTAGATGATGAAGGTATCATGAGAGGTCTAACTAATCCAGATATGATTAATTTTCGTTATATAGTTGATACTATGGCTTATGGTCTTAGAAATGAAATGGGTGGAAAAGCATATCTTTCAAAAACAGCTAAAGCAAGAGGAAAATGCACAGCTATTTTAAGCGCTCCTTCAATTTCTCAATTTGCTTCATCTACTAATCCGTATTTTTGTGATACATTTGTAAGTGGAGTTGATCCTATTCCGATATTTAGTACAGAATATATTGCTACAGGTGGTAATCCTGATATGCCAAGAGCTTTTAGATTCACTTTTCCAACAGAAGAAAATGGATCTAAATATTGTGGAGTATTTGGGCCATTTTTAAAATACAGTGACGGCGGAAAAATTAGTAACATTCCTCCTGCTGCTGATGTAGCAAATGCATATGTAAGAAAATTTTTAGGAGGAAATCCATTTGCAATTATTGCAAACCGTAACGGTATTTTATCAAATCCAAAACTTGTTGGTATAGAATATATGATAGATAAAACAGATAGAGATTATCTAGAACCATTTGGATATAACTCAATTATTCAAAAACCTACAACAGGGCAGATAATGATATATTCTAACGCAACTGCATATCAAGTTGTTAAAAGTGATTTTAATAACTTACATGTTAGAGAATTATTAAATACACTTGAAATACAATTTGAAGAAATATTACAACCTTATGTTTATGACTTTAATAATCCCGTAACAAGACTTAATATTATAAATTCAATTACTCCAATACTTGAAACTACTAAAGATGCTGGAGCATTAATTAAATATGAAGTAGTTATGGATGAAACTAATAATACAGAAGACTTAATTGCAGACGGATTTGGAATAATAGATATCGGTGTTTGGGTAACAGGAGCTATGACAAAAATTGTTAATAGAATTACTGTTCAAAAAAGCAGTGGAATTAGTTCAGGAGGATTTGTATTTTAAAAATATATAATAAAAATAAAATAAATAAAACACGGTATGGCAGATTTTTCATCACAGGGCTCATTCGGATTATCACACTTTAGAAATTCTCGCGCCGCACAAGAGAATTACGAACCAGTATATTTGAATCTATTTACAATTCAGATAGAACTACCGGTTGGTGTTGGTTCGACTCCAGAGAATACGAATTTAATGTTAGAAAATGTACAAAAAATAAGTGGATTAGTATCTCATAAAATGCCTACATCACTTGTAACTCAATATTACAAATGGGCGGCAAGAAGATTTGCAGGCGGAAAACCTGATACAACTACAATGGATTTAACTTTAGATTTTGAAGTTAACGTTGATAGAACGCCAAGTGCTTATGTTCTTAAAACATTACGTAAATGGTGTGATTTAGTTTATGATCCTCTTACAGGACGTACGGGTCTTAAAGCTGATTATGTTGCGCCATGGATGTTAATTACAATGTATGATAGAGCGGCAAGACCATTTTGGCAATGGAAATGTTACAATGTATTTCCAATGACTACATTACCAGCACCTGAAATTGATTATCAAACTAATGATAATTATAAAATTACAGGATTTGGAATTGCAGTTGACATGTGGGACGAAACGATAGTTTAAAAATTATAAAAAAGGGAACAACTTATGTTCCCTTTTCTTTTTCCCATTCCCATCTATTATTTCCAATTCCCCAAATTCGGACAAATCCTCGTTCATTCATTATTTCTGCTTCTGTTTTATTTTTATCATAACCTTCTTTAATTAACTTATGTTTCATAAATCCGCTTCGATGAAATCTTTTTTGACAATTACTCCACCAATAGTTAATTTTTGTATACCCTTTATTTTTAAAATTTAATATCTTATATAAATTACCATCACCAATATCTAAATTAGAATATGACAAAATTTTATTTGGATGATAAAATTGAATAAAATATTTAAATATTTTTGATGCTCCGCCGCGTATGATATGATTGCATTTAGAACAAAATCTCAATAATTCATATTCATTATTTTTTGATTCTGAACTTAAAATCATTCGTTTTTTTCCAAATGTCATAATAGATACCAGTTCATTATCATAATATAGTCCTAAATTTATTGATGAAGAACAATTTCCTTGAATATGATTATTGTCTAAAAAAATTCTTTTATTTGTATTATTTACTTCTTTAATTTCACATTTTCGGGCATTAATTTTATTTTTAATAATACCCAATGAATTTAAAATGATTGATTTTATTATCTCTCGTTTATAATTCCAATCATCTTCCCAGATAGTTATGATTGTTATTCCTTGGTTTTTAAAATATATAAATTTATTATAATGATCTTTAGGTTCTTTTTGTTTTTCACTATGCCAATACAAGCCATTATATTCGTATCCAATATTTAATTTGGGAATAAAAATATCAATTTCTTTATTTCCAAATTTTCGATAGTTTTTTTCAATTTCTTCGTTATAATTTTCCCTAATAAAATCATATATTTCATTTTCTTTTTTACTGGCATAATTATTATTTTTATGTTTTTCACAATAAAAACCAAATCCAAACCCGGGTCTTTTAACTAAAATAGGCGCATTATTACATGTTTTGAATAGACATTTTGGAGTTTTTATGATACCATTTTTTAAAAAATATATTTTTTCAGAAAAAGATAATTCAGTATCTAATTTATTGAGACAAAAACTATCTATAATTTTAAAAAATTGTGGCATATATTTTTTAAAATATTTAGGAGTCTGTTGATTTGATGATATAAAATGTATATTTTTTAATGCGATAATACATTTATTTTTATTATCATCAGTAGGAATATATTTATCACTTAGATAATATTCTTGACATTTCGGACAATATATTTTATATTTTTCGGGAATTTTTACTTGTTGTAATCGATAATGACAATTTATTTGTTGTCTTCCATGAATTGGACAAGAAATAATATATTTTGAAGCAGAGGGAAATAATTCGCCGTTTGATAGTCTGATATCGTTGTCAAAAACTATATTAATTTTTCCATTTTTGTCTTTTGTTGTTACATATTTTTTATTAATTGGAAAAAGTTCTTTGGATAATAATCTTAAATCATCTTTTTTTGCGTATACAATATTATAATTTATATCTACGCATTTAATATATCCTCTCATAATTGTGAATTTTAATTATATATTAAAAAATGGTTGTGAAGTTTTGTCTTTTTTCTTAAAAAATAAAGAAATTTATCTTTTATATGAAACTTTGACACTTTTTCACCATACTATAATATATAATATAGAATCATTAAAGTTTAAATAAATGGGAAACGAAAAACAAGAAAAAATTCTTAAAGAATTTGCAGACAACGAAGAGGGTGTATCATCAGTTCCTCAAGTAGGACCTAAAATAACTGAAATTCCAGATACAAAATTACCATGGGAAAAGACACTTCCTATAGGAAATCAACTAGGGTGGATTCCATTAAAGGTTGAAGATCTTCCAACTCGTGGATTATTTTATCCTAAAAATACTATTGTTGCTATTAGATCTGCAACTGGTGGAGAAATTCGTCATTGGTCAACGCTTCAAGAAGATGATTTTTCAGCATTAGATGATATGTTAAATTACGTTATTGAAAGATGTGTAACAATAAAACCCGGAAATCCTGAAGAAGCTCATTTATCATGGAAAGACATTAAAGAGGTTGATAGATTTTATATTCTTCTCGCAATCCATGAATTAACATTCCCTAGTGGAGAAAATAAACTTCAAGTTAAAATTTCTGATACAAAAAAAATAGATGTTAAAAAGGATATGGTGAATTATGTTTCATTAGACCCTAAATTAATGAAGTATTATAATGAAGAAGAAAGATGTTTTATTCTTAAATTAAAATCTGGAAGAATTCTTAAATTAGATATTCCTTCTGTTGGTGTTACACAGTGGCTTAAAAATTATATTATTAGAAAACAACGATTACAAGAATATATCGATGAAGATTATGTTTCATTTGCACCATTTATAATTAGAAATTGGAGGGGATTGAGCGATGATGTATATTCAAAATTTGTGGAAGATTCACTTAAATGGGATGTTACAACAATTTCATTATTGGTTCATGTTAAGCAATTATTTGCAGATACTATTAATCCAGTTATTAAATTTATAGATGAGGGAGGTACGGAGCAAATAGCTCCTCTTAATTTTCAAGGCGGGATTAAATCTATTTTCCTTATTTCAGATCCATTTGCAGAATTGGAATAAAATTGACTTTATATTTTGTTTTAAATTACATATTGATCCTATTACTTTAAGAAAATTAGAATTTTATACAATTCAAAATATTCTTAAAGAATACGAAGAACATGTAGATAGAGAAAATAAAGAATATGAAAAACAACAAAGAGAAATAGATAAACAACAAAACAAAATGAATACGGGATCAAGTTTTGCTCCTCCTAAGTTTGATATGCCGAAATTTAATATTCCTAAGCAATAAAGACTCTTTTACAAGAGTCTTTTTTATTTTTATGAGATATATAAAATAAATTTGAATATACATATATGAAGACGTCTCCAGAATTATTAACTGAAATATTGGGTGTGCTGGGAAGCATTAATCAAAAAATGGATACTGTAACTGGAAAAAAAGATAGAAGTTCAGCTTTTGGTACAGGTGTTACATTGAGTTCAATATTAAAGGGAAAAAAATCTGATGATGGCATCAGCACTATGGCTGATAGTATTAAAAAATTAAATAAAGAACTAGATAAAGTTAATATAACAAAATTAAACCGCTTAATAAGTTCTATAGAAAGATATGAAAAAATGCCCAGAAAAAGTCGTATGGAAAAAATTGGAGGTATGGCTTCATCGGCAAAAGATATGGGACTTGCACTTTTATATACAGCAGGAGGTGTAACTGCATTTGTAGGTGCATTTAAACTTGCCGCGGCAGATATTGGTGGAAGTGGAAAAACATCGCCGTGGGCAGTTTTAGGATTTATAGCTGCAACATTTTTAGTGCTGTCGATATCAATGCTAATGCTTTCTGGAGCAGATGCCGCCGGCGAAAAACTAAGTATGGGAATATTATCTCAAAACACATCACTTAAAGGTTTTAGAGGAATAAGAGGAGATAAAGGGCGAAATAGAGGTGCTATTCAAAGTGCTAAAGATATGGGTATAGCTATGATGTTTATAGCTGGTGGTGTTCTTTCGTTTGCAACAACATTACTTTTAGTGCCCCTAATGTTAGGATTAAAAAATAAAGAAGGAGAACCTGCTATTCTTGCAGGAGTAGGAGTTATTGCAGCAATTATAATTGGATTAGCTGGTACAATTGCATTATTAGGATTAGCTGGTATGTTAGTGGCTCCAGGAATTATGGCAGCAAAGGGTATAGGTGTTGCGTTAGGAATTATAACATTAGGAATATTAGCTGTTGCTTTTGGTTCTAAACTATTAATGAGTTTAGGAGATAAAGATGCAAAAACTAAAGAAGGAAAATCTAAAGGAAAATTTGGTCAATTAATAGCAGGAGTTGGCACAGGTCTTGGATTATTTGGTTTATTCTTAATTTCAGCAGTTGGATTATTCTGGACAATGGGTTTACCTATTGTCTCGGGTCCTGTATTATTAGGAGCAACCGCATTAATAGGAGTATCACTTTCATTATTAACAATGGTTAAAGCAACTAAAAAGATCACAGAAGCTGTAAAAGATATTGGAGGAAAAGAAGGCATACAAACACTAACTCAAAATATACAACTCTTAATAGGAGGCGTAATGGACGGCGTTGTACGCGGTATATTGGGTGATCCTACAGCGGGTAGAAAAGGACTAGATACTTCAGGAGATGGAATATTATCTATTAAAGAATTACGTGAATTTAGAAGAGTAACTCGAGCAATTAAAATGTTTGGAAAGATATCTACGTCGCTTTCAAGATTTGCTAGCGGTCTTAAAGCCTTTGCTAAAGTTGGTCAAATATCATCTTTAGAATATAAAGAAGATGCAGATGGAAATTTAAAACCGGTGTTAGGAGGAGATACAATTCATGTTGTTGAAATTGCTCAATCTATCGGTGATACATTTGGATTGTTTATAAAAACAATGATAGATAACACAGAAAATTTATCTCGAGATCAAGCAGGAGCATTAAGAAGATTTTCAAAGGCATTATCAGGAAGAAAAGGATTAATCTCGGGGGTAATTCAATTTGCTGAAGCATTAAAAACATATGCGGAATTTGGCAAAGCTCGTAAAATTTATGTTGCTACATATGATAAAGATGGAAACATAGATGAAACAAAAAAAGAAGGAGTTCCAATATCTTTTGTTGTTGAAAGTATAACATCTACATTTGGATCATTTATAGATTTTATGGCAGCAAAAGCTCCATTACTAGAATCAATGAATATTCATAAAATGAGAAAATTTAATGAAGCTTTGATGGGTAAAAAAGGAATATTTGGAAGAGAAAAACCTGGTTTACTTGATGCAGTTACTGAATTCTCAGATATGTTAGCAATATATGCGACATATGGAAAAGATAATATGATTCCTATAAAAAATGATAAAGGCGAAATTATAGGCAAAATGCCAGTATATACTGTAGCTGCTAATATGGTTAAGGGAATATCGGAGTTTATTTCAAAATTTGAAGTAGCTGCTGGTTCGGGTGGATTAGAGAAAAAAGCAAAAGATATTAAAAATAAAATTAAAAATTTTACAGATATAATTGGACAATTTGATAAATTAGCAAAATCTCAAGAAGGTATGGAAAAATTGGCGAATTCAATGGGATTGCTAGCATCTAACGTAGGTTTATTAGTTAATAATATGAGTGGATTAAATACTGAAAATTTATCTAAACTTGCAACTATTACTGCTCAACACGCTGTTATAACCAAAGGAGTTCCTATATCACATACAACTCAAACATCACCAACATCTACAACTGCTGTAGTATCTCAACCAGATTGGGATAAAATAGCTGATAAAATGGGTCAAAGAATTGCAGAAAAACTTAATGGAACAAAAAATGGAGAATTCAATTTTACATTTTATGATGGTGCTTCGGGCGGAAAACTTGAAATCAAAGAAAAATAATATCAATCTTTTAACAATTTCTTAAAACTCTTCTTATTATTTTCATATAAATTAAAACGATTTATATGAAACAATATTTAGATTTATTACAAAACATTCTTGATAACGGAGTTGAAAAGGAATCAGGAAGAGAAAATATGCCGAATACGATAGGCATTTCTCATGGTGTGATTAAAATGGACTTACAAGAAGGCTTTCCTCTTTTAACTACAAAGAAAATGTATTTAAAGGGGATTATCCACGAATTACTCTGGTTCTTAAAAGGAGACGATACGTCTCTTGATGAAAGATATGATGAAATGTATAAAAAATATTTAAAGGAATGCGAAAATGCGCATAAATAAAAGTGGCTTTTAGATATATATAATAAAAGAAACCAAATGAACTTATGTAAGGAAATACAAGAGACTTTGTGTTTTTATAAAAACGGAAAGTATAATGTTTCATCAAGAAAATTAGTAAATATTGATAAGAATTTATTAGAAAATATAATTCAAACTACACATTTTTTAAATGGTAATAATCCTAAAATAATTGATAGAATTCGGTATATTTTACAAGGAAAAACTTGCATTAATACATGTTTAAATTGTCAAACTCCTATTATTGATATTAATAAAACTTTTTGTTCTGCGAAATGTAATAATAATTCAGAACAAACAAAAAATAAATTTAGAGAAAAATATAATAATCTATCAACCGATCAAAAAATAGAAAGAAAAAATAAAACAGCTAATACATTTAATATAAAATATGGAGGATATACTTTACAGAGTCCCGAACTTAGAAAAAAAGTAAAAACAACACTAATAAAAAAATATGGCGTTGATCACCCGGTTAAAAATGACTCTATTAAGAGAAAAATAATAAATACATGGCTTACAAAATATGGTGTTGATAATCCATTTAAAGCTCAAATAATAAAAGAAAAAATAAAAGATATACTCATAGAAAAATATGGTGTAGAAAATCCGGGACAAATATATGATGAACATAAAAATGAAAAAAGAAAAAAAACAAAAATAGAAAGAGGGTTGATAATTCCAGACGAATTTCTCTCAGATTATAAAATTTATTTTAAAAAAGTAAAAAAAATTACCGAAACTACCTATAAAAAATACAAAAATATTATAAATCCGTATAATTATGAAAGAGTCGTAAATGGTAAAAAAGGGTTTCAGTTAGATCATATTTATTCAATATTTGAAGGCTTCCTCAATAAAGTTGAACCGGAAATTATGGGTCATATAGAAAATCTTCAAATGATTAAATGGGAAGATAATCGTTTTAAAAGTAAAAAATGTAGTATAGATTTAATAGAATTGAAAAATAGAATCAAACTTTATGAAAATGAAAAAACAATATCTTAATGCCGATGGAAGTCCTTTATCCAAAGAAGATTTTATAGAAAAGATAAAAAAGGATCGTGAATTTTATGATATGTTTAAAATACCATTTAAGAGTGTAAATATAAAGTATTTAGTCGATAATGGTGTTCACATCTGGGATTCAGACGCTTACAGATGGTACTTAAAATATTTTAAGGAATTGGATTATAGTAAGATACACACGTGTGTAGAATTAAGTTTAGAAGATTTTATAAAAACTATAAAAAACAATTCATATGAAACTCTAAAATCTTGGTTTGGTTCAATTAGCGATTACGCTCTTGGCGATCTCGGTAAGGTTTATGGTTACCAATGGAGGAACCAGAACGGTGTCGACCAAGTTCGAGATGTGATCGAGAGCCTTCGGGATAATCCATATAGTCGTTATCATATCATAGACGGATGGAACAAAGCTGATTTCGAAGATATGGCGCTCCCTCCTTGTCATTTACTGTATCAGTTTATTGTGAGACCGATAACATGGAGAGAAAGAGTTGATTATTGGTTTCATGTGAAAAAACCAAATAGAGATGTTGTTGATGCGTGGGACGAGGATTCAAAAGAAAAACAAGTTGAATATTTCAAAAATTATGTTCCTGAGTTCTATCTTGATCTTAATATGTACCAACGTTCATGTGACAGTGCTTGCGGGATTCCATTTAATTTGGCGTCAATGTCTCTTTTATTGGAAATATTTTCAAAGGCGTCTAATATGGTTCCTGGAGTCGCAACATGGATAGGCGGTGATACCCATATCTATGTTAATCATATTGAAACTGTAAAAGAACAAATAAAAAGAACTCCATATAAACTTCCTAAGATTAAAATACTTAAAGACATTAGAACACTTGAAGACATAGAGAAATTAACGATTGATGATTTTGAACTAAGTGATTATCAGAATCATTCTAAATTAGATTATGAACTTTTTGTTGGATTAAAAAAATAAAAGATATGAAATGAACAAAGAAGATGATATAACAGAATTTATGAAAGAAAATAATCTGTTAAGAATCAAACAAGAAAAAATAGAAAAATGTGTTTTTTGTGGAAAAGAAACTCCATATACAATAAACATACATATAGATTATCGTGAATATTACGTAGAAGGCGCTGGACAACTTTGTAAAGAATGTTATGACAAGATATATACAATAAAAAATGATTGAAAGAATACTAGAGATACTTAGTTGGTTTTTTTCTAAAGAACATATATTACCTTGGATTGAACATCATTTATTATATTTCTTCTTTTTAGGCATAGGTATAGCAATCATATATATAATTATTTTATTAATAAAAATAAACAAAGATATAAAAAAAATAAACAAAAATAGTCGAAAAAGTGAAAAAAATTTACTAAAATTCTTAAGTAATAAAAAAAATAAAACCTTTTAAACATGCCACCCATAAAAAAATTGTGTTATAATATAAATTCTTTTGATGCATCGGAATTACTTGAACTTGCATTATCTGAAATTAGAGATCAATTGGATCATGTTACTGCAATTTGGCAAGCAAAGTCATATTGCGGTAATTCTATTGATCCTTTAGATTTTGAAGAACTACAACGTTTACATAAAATAGGACTAATTGATGAACTTGTAGAATTTAAACCTGATTATTCAAAACCTCATAGAGAACAAGAAACCGATAAAAGAAATATAGGTATTCGAATGGCTAAAGAGCGTGGATATAGTCATGTTATGTCAGTTGATGCCGATGAATTATATGATAAAGATCAATTTATAGAAGTAAAAAAACAAATAAATCAGAATGGATGGCCAATAACTTATTGGAGTTATATTAATTATTATAAAGATTTTGACCATTATCTTGTTTATCCATTTCGTCCATTTGTTCCAGGAATTCACTCAACATATTTTCAGTATACGTTTAATGGTCCAGCACCGGGGCCTACAGATCCAACTAGAAGAATTTTTAATCCATGGAATATAGGAACATATTTATTTCCTGATAATGTAATTAGAATGTGTCATGGAGCATGGGTTAGAAAAAATATTAGAAAGAAACTTGAGAATTGGAGTGCTAAAGATCATTTTAATCAACAACTTATTGATAAAGCAGTAAATCAATTTGAAAATTGGAAAGAAGGTGATAACGCTATAATGTTATTTAATGTACCCTCAAATCAAGTGACAATTCGAAAATTAGACGTAAAGATCCATAAATTTCAAGTGCCCTGGATAATATCTTAACATTGACTATATTTTTAGGAACATTGGTCTATAGATATATAAAATAAAATGAAAATTTTTAGGAAAACCTTGAAAGATTTATTTATTTGTGAAGAGTGCGGGCAAACATACAAATTAATCGGATCTTTAGCAAGACACATAAAACAAAAACACAATTTTGAACAATATTTAATAAAATGGATTAAAAAAGAAGACGATGGAAAGTGTAAAATTTGTGGAAAGCAAACTCGTTTTCAAAATTTTGCAAGATTTTATCAAAAAACGTGTTCTGACGAATGTAATTTTAAATTAAGAAGTAAAAATATGGCGTCTAACGAACGTCAAGAAAAAATCAAAAAAACAAATTTAAAAAAATATGGTGTAGAATATGTCATGCAATCTTCTGCCTATTTAAAGAAAATGAAAGATGCTTCCACAAAAAAATACGGCGTAGAAAATGTTTATCAGTCAGATATCATTAAAGAAAAATGCAAAAAAACAAAATTAGAAAGATATGGGAACGAAAAATTTAAAAATTGGGAAAAGCATAAACAAACATGTTTAAAAAAATATGGTTCAGAATATGCTTTATCAAATTTAAATGTAAGACAAAAAGGAAAAGAAACAATAAAACTAAAATATGGTGTTGATCACCAATCTCAAAACGAAAATGTACATAAAAAACAGCTTTTAAGTGGGAAAAAAATTAAACAATACAGAAATACCGATATTTGGTATCAAGGAACATATGAATTAGATTTTTTAGAAAAATATTTTGATAAATTTCAAATAAGAAAAGCTCATTCGATTAAATATGAATTTAATAATAAAATTAAATATTATCATCCTGATTTTTTTATTCCCAGTTTAAATCTTATAATAGAAATTAAAAATTCCTATTACGCAAAAAGAGATAAGAATATAATTGATAATAAACAAAAAGCGACTATTAATGAAGGATACGATTATTTTATGATAGTAGATAAAAATTATGATGAATTTGAAAAATTCATAAATTTATAGTTCCTTGGTTAAAAACATAATATCTATAAATTTTTAAAACGAAATAACTTTAGCTATTAAAATTTCATTTTTAGACGTAGTTATTTTAACTATGTACATGCCTGAAGATAAATTTATTGGATATATGTGCGTAATTATATTTGTTAATTGTTGAGTATAAATTAATTTGCCGTTTAAATCATACATTTCCAGATTTCCAGATTCAAATGATATATCTTTAATTACAATTGTAAAATGATCTTTAAATGGTACAGGATAAATTAATAAATCAATTTCATCTTGACTAATTACTATTGATTTATATGCATATGCTCCTATATATTTAGAACCATTAATTAAATTATCTTTAAAATCTTTTGTTATCCAAGAAATATATAATCCGCCATTAATTGCGGGTGAATTTTCTTGTAATTCAAAATTTTCAGGTGATAAAAACAACGGATTTTGGAAAATATTATTTTGATTAGTTTCTTTTTTTGGAAGCTTTATATTTGTATAATAAACTGAATCACTAGTTGCGTAAGTTTTGTTTAACTGAATATTATCCCAAAAAATATTATTTTCAATAGAAATCACGTCAATAATTCTGTCTGGGCCGGCCGCAAATATAGATGCATATTTAAATCCTGATAATATATTATTTTGAATATAAATATCTGATGCATAGCCTGTAGTAGGTAAATTAATTCCTATTCGTGTATTTCTGTTTTCAGGATTTGCAATTATAGTGTTATTGATAATATTTATATTTGTAATAGAATCTGAAGTTATTCCACCAAATCTAATTCCAGAACCTTGCCATTCGTCTGTAGATACACCTATGTTATACATTACATTAGTATAAATAAAAATATTATCTAATTTGGTTTCAACAAAGGAAATAAAATCTAATTGTAATGCAAAATTTTCAAAATAATTATTATTTATAGTAATATTGTCTATATCTCCAGACATATGTATTCCAGTTTTAGGAACTTCTGTTAAAAAATCATATGTTAATTTATTATGATGAATTTTTGAGTCTTTTATATATGTAAAAGATAATCCTCCTGTAATTTCATTTTCATATAATTCTAAACCTGTAGTATGCCAAAGTTCAATTGCGCAGCCTAAGAAAAATTCATCTTCTGTATTTATTAAATGGGATTTAATTAAGGTATTTCTGTATATCTTAGGATTAATATTATGTCCGCCCCGATAATATTTTATGGGATATCCATTATGGCCCTGTTGTCTAGAGTTTTGAACAATAATATTATCAAATATTTGTATTTCATTTTGTCCTCCTATCATTAATGCACCCTTTGCTCTATTATTAGGATAGAATATAGCGCAATTAGATATTTCATTTCTAAAAAATTTATTTTCTTTTGCGTATATTTTGGGTTTTAATAAATTAGCTGTGACATCAATTCCAAATGATATTCTTGATTTTATATCTATTGTATCTGTTGATCCATTAAATACAGTAGCTGATACTCGAAAATTATAAAATTTATTATGATGAATACTTACATTACTACGTCCTGATACTAAGATAGCACTATGTGATTTTAGATCATCACCATATATGATTAAATTGGATATATATTGATTGCCATATGTACTCTCTGGGGATAAAAGAATAATTAAAGGAGAATCATAAACATTAGATATAATAGTACTTCCACGCGGCACACCATCAATACTAACTCCTTTGGATAATGCGCATATATTATTTTCAATAAATTTTCCAGTTTTTAATTTAATAACATCACCTGGATAAGTTACTTGAGAACACGCATATGATAGGGTTTTCCATGGTTTTCTATTAGAACCATTTCCAGATACATCATTTCCTGTAGGAGAAATATAATAAATTTCTGCATTTACTATAAGTGATGTTAAAAAAAGAAAAATTATACATATATATCTTAACACTAATCATTGCGAATATTTTACATTATCATGTTATTTTAGAAAAGTATTTTTTCTTTCAGATAATTCTTTTAATGATTCTGGCACAATTTTATTTTCTCTAACAAATGATTTAATTTTTTGTCTTCTTTTGCTCGGAATACTATCTGTGGCATCAAAATAGTATTCAACGGGTTCATGAATTATTAATTCAGTGCTTAAAGGATCAATTTTAACAACATTCATAGTTGCTTCATCAAATATAACATAATATTTAATCGCGCCATCATCAGTTTTTTGAATAGACTTAACAATTCCTTGAATTCTTTTTTTATCAGGTGTCGCATTAGATCTTACGGGATATCCGGATATTTTTGAACCTAATCGAATTTCATTAGGTCCGGTTTCTGTAGTTATAGGTCTTTGCTCGAGAGTATGATTAAGAGGTTTAATCTCATATGTATACATCATATTAGGTCCTCCGAGATTATTAGCTCCTCCGAATCCTCCTCTTGTTCCAGATAGCATGCTTCGATATCCGCCAGTAAAAGAAAAACCGGCACCATAGCCTTCTTTTAATTTATCATTTAAATTATTCTTATCGACTATTACTGTTTTTCCTGATATAGTTTTTAAGATTTTTGTTAAATCTTTATCTTTATAAACAAAAAGTTTTTTAACTGAAGGATCATTTAAATCTTCACTACTAATCCAATAAAATTTTCCTTTATATTCTAATTTTTCAGATTTTTTCATTTATTATTTTAATAAATTTTATTAACTATTTAAGCTGATCCCATTACATCTTCTCTTTTTCCAAATTTAACATTACCAAATGCTTTTCTAAACATATCCATAGCGGGTTTATATTTTACTTTTCCTTTAATATCTCCTGTTTCCTCGTGAATGTATGGGTGAGTTTCAACAATAAGCCATAAAGCTTTTGCTGCAAGAGATGCATTTCCAAGATCTATAAAATATTGAACATAATTTTCAAGTTGTTTAGCGCTTAATTTTATATCTCTGGATGTTGAACATGCTGCACCGATTAAGGCATTAGATTGAGGTATATCATAACCAGTACCCTTTTGTGAAGGTTTAGGAGCTTTTGCGGGATTTTCAAATATCATTTTTATTTGCTCTGGTCTCCATCTTTCAAGAAGAGTTAAAAATGCCATAAAGGATTCTACTGTAGATGAGTGAAGTGTTCCGCCAATCATATTTTCTAAATCTGTTCTATTCCATACTATATCTCCATAATCTTGACATGCAGCCATTATATCTGAAAGCGCTTCCCATGTACGAGGAGTAGTATTAGCTTTAGCTTCACTATCAAAAAAATAAAAATGATCGCGGTTAAAGTCTATAAAATCTGTAATTCTTGGATCTATTTTCTTTCCTTTTGCCCAATCAATCCATTCATCAACACTTGGGACAAAATTGAAATGCTGAAAACGGTTTGCTAATGCTGCTCCAATTTCTACCTGTCCTCCTTCTGGATCGTCTAGAGGTCTATTTGTTGCGGCAACAATGGCCCATTTACTACCTAACACCTTATCACCAATAATTCTTTCATTAGCTAATTTTAAGCATGTATTTTGAACTTCTTCTTTAGCTCTTGAAAGTTCATCTAAAAATATAATACCCCCTTCTCCCCAATTTGCGATGTCATTTCTTTTTGTATTTTCTTCATCATCATCTGGAATAGGTTCATAAACAGGAAGCCAGTTTTTAGGAATATCTATAGCTTGTTGAGTTCCTGTGTCTGTTACAGTAACCACAGCTGGAAGTGTCCAGTCATCTGGCATCATCTTTGCAGTCTGTACATCAATTACACGGTGTCCTGGACCTAATGATTTAATAACGGCCTTAGTTATAGCAGTTTTTCCTATTCCGGGAGCTCCCCATAAAAGTGGAGGCATAAGTTTTGGATTTTTAATTTGTAACATAATTCTTTTAATAAGAAAGTCAGAGTTAACATTTCTTATTTTATCCTCACCTGAATATTTAAGATTAATTTTTGCTTCATTAAGTTTTTTTCTAGATTTTTTATTTAATAAACTTTCTTTTAACTTTCCGATTCTTTTATTTCTAGCTGCTTGTTCTCTGTATTCTCGCTGAATTCTATCAAGTATACTTCTTCCCCCTTTTAAAGAAGAAAGTGATGGTTCAAGTTCTATATCAGAATCACTAGGAATATAGTTAACGTTATTTAATTCCCCATCTTTACATAATATTCCAATATTAACGGGGGCCATGGCAGCTATAGGCTTATTTTTATAAAATCCTACAAAAAACTTACCTATTTTTTTAAATACTCCTTTTACTAGATTTTTAATAGTATTAAACCAATCAGTAACTACTCCTTCGTTTAATATTTCAGTTTTTTTAATCTTTACAGCTTCTTCAATAGATTCAGGAACTAATTTTTTCATATTTTAATTAATTATTTTTATTATTTTATATATTCTTTTACATATCGCCAGTAGATGTCTTAATTACTCTTCCAAATGGAGCTTCCCAATCATAATTATCATAAATTACCCATATGAATTTTCTATAATATTTTGGAACTTTTGGATTAGAAGCATATCCGTCTGTTAAAAATATACATAAATTTATTGCGTCGTTATAATTACTTTTGATCCAATCTAATGGCGGCTGAAAATTTGTTCCACCCCCACCTTTTATATTTTTAGGTTTCCAAACTTTTGTTCCTTGTTTAATTGTTTGCACAGATCCTGGATCAACACCGTCATCAAAGAAAATTATAGTTATTTGTTTAACTTTTTTTGCAAATATAATATCATTTACTTCTCCTATTATTCTTTCAAATGTATCTCCATGAAACATAGATCCTGAAACATCTACAGCAACAACAATTTTTTTGATTGCATCTGTTTTAGGTTTAAGACCACGTTTAAGATATTCCGCACTTTTATATAAATGTTTCTTTGCTCCTATTCTATACTGTTTTTCCGGAGAAAGAGCAGTTCCCACGTATACTTTTAATTGTGATTTCCAATCTACAGTTCCCTTTAAAAGTTTTCCTAATTTATTTATTAGCGCATCTCCTCTTCCTCCTCCGGCTTGTTTTATTTTTTGTGCTGCTTTTTGCATTTCTTTAGCGTTAGCTTCCCATTTAGCTCTACCTTGTTCTCCTGCTCTCATTTCTTCTTCGTCATATCCTGAAGCTCGAGCTATTTGTTCTCCTGTTCTACTATCAAAAAATCCTCCAGCCTGTCCTCTATCTGAATTTTTTAATCTTTCAGCTAAACCTCGTTGATCATTAGTTAAGCCTGTTTTTGGATCTTGATCCGTTTTCATTGTTCCAGTAGATTTGGCAATTTTTTTGGCCGTTTCTTTATCATCTGCAGTTGATCCGGTTCCAGAACTTTGTTTATCTTTTTGTCCTGGTTGTCCTTGCTGACCTTGCTGACCTTGCTGACCTGGTTGTCCTGGTTGCCCTGGTTGCCCGGGTTGTCCTTGCTGACTTGGTTGTCCTGGTTGCCCAGGTTGTCCTTGTTTACCTACTTGACCCATACCCGGAGGCGGCTGCGGTAATTTTGGTGGATTTTTAATAATATCTTGATAAATTTGTTCAACAGCCATATTTAAATATTTTTCATCATACATTCCCTTTAATTCTTTAACTACAAAATCTTTATCGAAATCATCAGTAGTATCAACAATAATAGTATTAATTTCATAATCTCCTGCAATATTAAATGTTTCATTATCAAAACCTTCACCTCTTTCCATGTGCATTAATATACAATGATAAATTTCATGAATTAAAACAAAAATTTTTCCCATCCAAGATAAACTATCTGCAAATTCTGGATTAACGAATAATCTAACGCCATCTGTGGCCATTGTAGGTATTACCCATGTATAAATAATAGGATCAAATTCATGTACGTATGGTCTATAAAGAGGAGATTGTGTAACGATTTTATATTTTGCGGCCTCCATATCTTGTTTAACTTTTTTAACATTTATAATTTTACCTTTAGTATAAGGAGACTCTACACTATCCATATCTTCTAGTTTAGTTATAGATGGAATATTTTCATTTTGTTCTAAAATAGGTCGAGATTTCAAACTTTTTATATATTTTACTTCATCGATGAAATCGGTAAGTGAAGGATAAAATTCTTTATTCATTTTTTATATATTTTTTTAAGATTTTTCAATTAAATGACCTTTAACATCACAGATATTTAAAATAGTTTTTTTATTTAAAAACTGCGACGGAGTATATGTTAAATTTCCGTGTATTATTTCAGGAAAATAATCAATAGTTTCAATGGGATTATTGTGTATAACTAAATCACCCAATATTACACGGGGTATATATTTTAAATTTTTTAAATTATTATTATTAAGATATAAATGCAATCCAATAATTTCCGATATACCCAATAAAGAATTTAACTTATTAAAACTTACTCCATAACATTCTTTTACAACACTAGGCCCATATGTTAATGAAGATAATTTATTTATACTAGCCATAAAAGATCCAGATACACTATAAGGACATCCTTTAAGAGAAGTTATTTGATTATCATTAATATGAAAACCCCCCATTATATGATTAAATTTTATATAACTTGGAATATTATCAAGATTTTTATTATCTAAAAGAACATAACTATAAACATTAATAGAATTTCTTTTTGTTAATTTATAACTCTTAATATCCATTAAATTTAACCAATTATTTATAAGTGTTTTCGCTCCTATTTTCATATCTTCAATAGGATCTGAATCTTCTTTAAATTGCAAATAATTTTTTAAATTATTTTTTTCATATAATATTTCTTTTACATATTTCATTAAAGTATTGTAATATAATCTAATTTTACAGTAAATGATTGAGGATTAAAAACATAAAACCCTGTTATTAAATTTTCAATGGCAGAATCATCAGGGTCTGGAGCTGTTAACCATATTCTTAAAGGACCAACTTTTTCCCATAATCCGTTTGTTTCAACTTTATCTAGATAATCAGCTGCACTCATTACATCATCTGCCGCGCAACTTCCACCACTCATTCCAACATCAACAGATCTATAATATCTTACATAAGAATTAGGATCTCCTGTACTAACTTCATAATATGTTAAATAGTCTGGTACGTGATTAATTTTAACGTATTTATCCGAATCTGCAATAGTAGATGATGTAGGATATGTAATTTTAAGTGCATATCCAAGCATTGCAGTATTAGGATATTTAAATGCTGGAACTGCTGAAGATATATCTTCAACTAATGATTCTCCCCAAACTGAAACATCTGGTTCCCATATACTTACATCTATGGCAGTTACATCAAACCAGTACCCCGATTGAGAACCAGTAAATGTTAAACCACTTGTGTCATATGTAGAACCTATAGAAATTCCTAATTCACTAAGTTTAGTATCGATAGCATCTTCAATTGTAATTTCTTCGGCAGAATCTGATGTTGCAAAAAATGCATTTTGATAATATCTAAAATTTTTATAATAATTAATTGATACATTTACACTCATGTATAAACCATGATCTGATCCAGTGTATGCAACAGATCCATCCCAAGGAAAATATTGAACTTGATTTGAAATTCCCTTTGTTAATCCTGTAATGAAAGTAATTTCACCAGATTGTAAATATTTTGTTTGTTGAACCCATCCATCAACGTTTATTGCTATATCATTTAGTCCCATAGCTGCAATAATTGAGCTTCCAGAAATTATTCCAATTTGGTTTCCGGGTAAAAACTCAAACGTATTTTCATCTGAATCTCCAGGACAAGGAGCTAAATCAGGATATATATAATCGTTTGATAAATTGTTAAAAAGATCTTGAGACATAATTACATAATTTATTTTATTTATTTATTCAAAATCTAATTTAACATTGTTTCATAAAAAAAGAGGGCATACCCTCTTTTACCAATTTATAGATAATGTTCGATCTTCTGTGAGCCATTCTTCTTCTAAATCAAGAATATCTTCACCTAATTTTACAGCATATGGTTCTAAATCACACCAATTCATATTATTTTCAACCCAATCTAAAATCATAAATTCATCATCCAATGTTGCATTTACTTCATCTAAAAATTCTTGTGAATCTTCTTCATAACCATCAACACTGGCATAGTATCTTGCTCTATCTTCAGCAATCATTCTTGCTGGAACTACATATGTTACACCTTTGGTAAACTTTATGATTAATCTTTTTTCTTCCATAATTTAATTTTTTGTTTATATGAATATTGATTATATTTTATCAAAGTTTAAAGGTTCGGCAGGATTAATAGGGATGCCAAATTTGTCTAATTTTAGTTTTTTTTTATGTTTTCATCTTTAGGTATAGCTTTTACATCTAAGACTTCAACACCAAATTCATCCAAATAAGGAGTAAGAATCTCAGGAGGCACTAGAAGTGATTCTTGAGTTTTCTCGATATCTTCTATTGGTTGAGTAATGGTATCCTTTACTTTATCTTTTTCAAGTGTCTCGATTAACGCGATGACTTCTTCGCCCTTTGATGGCTTAGATATTTCTTTAAGATTTTTAAGAGGTTTTATTCTTTTACTTTTTCGTTTTAGAGGATTAACTATTCTACGTTTTTGCGGAACTCTTACTTCCTCTTTTTGTAAAAGTTCCTGTTCTTTTTTTGACACAACCGCTTTATCTTTTTGTTTTGGCGGTCGTCCTTGTTTCTTTTTATCTGGTTTAATTATATTTGTTAAAACTTCTTTATTAATATCTTTTATTAATTCTTTAGATTGTGTTTCATAATAATCATTTTGCGTAGCAGAATATTCTGGTGTCAATTGTTCAGCCTCTTCATCAAGATATTCTGTTGTTTTTTGTGGTTCATCTGAAGTCATGGCTTTATCCCATGCTTTTATTTCATCAAAATTAACATATTCTGAAGGTTTTTTTAAATCTGCAACGATAGGCATAACAGTTTCTTTTTCTTCTTCATTCTCTATTTTTTTGGGTTTTTCTTCCTCTTCTTCCGTCATTAATTTCATATTTTGAGCTACTAATGCTGTCATACCTAACGCAACAATCGGTAATAATGCTCCTGCTATCCAAGAAATAATAACCTGATACATTTCAGTATTTTGTGCTTGAACTCCAAATAATATAGATTTTTGCCAATATACCCAATCATCGCTGCCTGAGTTAACCATATGTTTAAAACTAGCATATACATTTGCTGTTACTTGTAATGCTGTTAATAGAAACATTAATGCCCATGGTAAAAATTTATCTTTATTTTTAGTCATAAGAATTGAGAAGAGCACACTAGCCTGGCCGATTTCGTATGTAACTCCAAGTAATATAGCAAGGCTCATAGTATTTGCTAAATTAAAAAATGTTATAGAGTGTAATGTTGATACAAATCCTACAAACAAATATAATAAAGCAAATGTGGCTATAAGTCCCCAATAAAGACCTTTATTTGTAATTTTAAAATTTTTTAATTTCATGATTTATGTTATATAATATTATTTTTTATTATTAGCTGTATCTTTTACTTCTTCTACACCTCTAACTACAACTGTTGTCGTTGTATTTGCTCTAAGTTTTTCAACAGCACTTTGAACCGCAGTAGCTCTTTCATTTGCTGATTTTGCTTGTTCATTTGCTAATTTTAATTCAAAGTTAAGTTTTTTAATGCTATCTTGCGCGGTTTCTTTATAATTATAGTATTCTTTTTTAAGAGAATCTATTTGCACAATATATTGTTTTGACCCCATATTTATTATAGTTTTTCTGTTGCAACTCTGTATTGATTTAAAAGTAAAAAGTATTAAAATAACTAAAAAAAACCATTTAAGATTTTTTGAAAAGAATTGTTCTGGTGTTTGCGCCATAATATTTTTTGTTTTATATATCTCTGTTAAATATTATATCACAAAAAAGACCTAAGTTTTTAGGTCTTTTAGGATATTTTTAAGTTCTTTGGTTTTTATTTACCTCCATCTTCAGAAGGATCTAATTCTTCTTTTTTAACTTTCATTTCAATAACTTTAGCATCAGTTTTTTCTTCAGATAAATCAACATTAATTGTGTTATCGGGTGATTCTTCGGGCTTTTCTTCTTTAATAGGTTCTAAATCTGCAAGATAAAACCCCTGCTCAGCTGCTGCCCATCTTTCTTGAAGATATTGAACTTCTTTTAATTTAGCTCGGGCTTCTTCAATTTTTTGTCCAATTACAATACCAATTTTAGAATACTTATCAGCAATTTTTTCAAATTCTAATGCAGACTGTAGTCCAATTTTTCCTGGGTTTGCTAGCATATATGCACAAAATTCAAGAGTTTGATAATCAAAACATAAACCTGCGTTTTCATCTGCTAATGTTAATGCTTTTCTTAATTCTTCATTCATTTTAATCATTCCCATCCAACCAGTTTTAGTCCAAAACGCAAATTTATCCATAAATTCCAATATGAACATTCCTACATCATTAGCTCCAAACTTTCCTTTTTCACTAACTTCCCATCGGGCTTCTTGAAATTCTTTTGCAGCATCATCAAAATCTTTTTTAAATTGAATAGTTTCTTCTGGTGTAGGTTTATTCATTTCTTTAATATCCTCTTTTCCATTTTTTACTACTGTAAGTTTTGTTTTTTCTCGTTCTTCTGCCATAATATTTATTTTTATAGTTTTATATATTAAATTTTAAAAAAGTTTTAATGGATATATAATTTTTTATACATTTCATCTAAAATATATGCATATTTTAAAAATCATATGAATATATAAAATAAAAAATGAATCATTTAAAAATTTACGAAAATATTATATCTAAAGCAAAAATACAAAGTCGTAAAAAGTTAAGAAAAAATCAAGAAGGATATATTTATTATGAAAAACATCATATTATGCCAAGATGTTTAGGTGGTAAAGATGAAAAAGAAAATTTGGTTTTATTAACAGCAAGAGAACATTATATTTGTCATAAATTATTAACATATATTTATCCCAATGAATATAAATTATCAGTAGCATTTCATTATATGACACATAATAAAAAATATAATAATTATATTTCGTCAAAAGATTATGTTTATGCTAAAGAATTAGCTGCTATTTTTTTCTCATATATTCCTAATGTGTGGAAAGGAAGAAAACATTCAGATGAAACAAAGAAAAAAATGAAAGAATCTTGGAAAAATAGAAGAATTAATAAACCTGTTAGTGAAGAAACTAAAATAAAAATAGGATTAAAAAGCAAAGGAAGAAAACTTTCAGAGGAAACAAAGGAAAAAATAAGAAAATCTCAATTAGGAAAAATAATATCCGATGAAACAAAGAAAAAAATAAGTATTACAAAAACCGGAAAACCAGGTGTTAAACATACTAAAGAATTTATAATAGCATTAAGTGAACGTAATAAAAAACTTAAAACAGGAACTAAAATGAGTGATGAAACAAAACAAAAAATGTCTATTACTAGAAAAGGTGTAAAAAAATCAAAAGAAACAAGAGAAAAAATGAAAATTGCGCAACAATTACGATGGCATAATTAAATATTCTGTATTATGTTTAATATGGTAATCTTTAACCATCTCAATCCATTCTTCTTTATATTTTATTAAATCATTTCCGCTGAGTATGATTTCTTGTAAAATGTCACTCTGTTTATCAATACATAAAACACTTCCTTTTTTTACTATTAATTGTTTTTCTTTATACATTTCTTCTATAGCCAAAATATACGCGGCAATTTGATATTTATATTTTAGTTCTTTTACACTGTTTTTTTTAATTTTACCATTCGAAGATTTTAAATCGGTTAAGCAAATTCCAAAAAGTTTATCTCTATAAAGAACATCAAGTTTTCCTCGATAAAATAAAGATTCAGAATATACGCCTAATTCTATTGCTAATATATCTAAAAATTTATTCGAATAATCAGAATAATAAAATTTATAAAAAAAGTTTCTTCCTTCTTCGATTTTGTTGTCTGGAATTAATTCTTCTCGTAATTTTTTTGGACTTTCTTCTTGCGTATATTTAAGTGCTTCTGAAACATCCTTTGTTTCAGCATATTTATATAAAAAATTTTCAATAAAACAATGTGTTGATGAACCTCGGTTTCCAGCCGAAATCATTATCTGCTCAGCTTTTTCTTTTCCAACTTTAGCAATAAATTCATCCCATTCTGGATCGGGAATTTCTGAAATTATTGTTGTAACACTTGGTACTTTTATCTTATAAACACATTCTGGGAGGCCATATGAACCTTTTTGCCATTTGATATTTTCTCTTTTAAATTCAAAAATCATATTAATTTATATATGAAAAAATGAAATAATAATTATTTTTAAATAATCATTGATATCCAGGATATTAAAAGAGGAATAAGATCAAATCTTAATATTAAAAATATTATTGTTGAATTAATAATTATGAATTTAAGTAACCATTTTAGCGAAAATTTATTAAAATGAAAACGATAAACAATAAGATATGATAATGTTGCTTTTCCTTCATCATCTTCAAATTGATTGAATTCAATGTCTAAACATTCAGCAAAACCAAGATCTGTATCTAGATACCGATGAAGGGGATTAAGAGATTCTATTACTTTAGTTCTAAGAACAGTTTCAGGCAATTGCGCATCTGCTTCATCCAAAGAAATAACTGTATATACATCATAAAATTTAGTTCGAGATAACTTCCATTGATTGTATTTAGATTTTGGATTTTTTTGTTCTTTGTCAATAATCTTTTTCCAATCTATAAAATTTTCAAAATCTCGATAAACTTTAACAATTCCCCAATTTTTTGGTTTTATAAAATTAATCATTTTTTTAGTTTTCATTTCCAAAATATGAATCTACTAAATCGGGATATTTTTTATATAATATTTCCGCAACATCTTTTCTTCCTTTACGAAGACGAGTTTTAACTGTTGATAGATTCATAGATAAATCATTGGCTATATCATTTAGGTGCTTTTGATTAATTTCTCGTTCAATCATTACACTTTTATAAGGTTCATCTAATTCATTTATTGCTGAAATAGATACATCAAATAATTTTTGTGTCAATTCTTCTCCAATAGGACCCATTATTTCTGTATTCATATTAAACACAGGATTATATATTTGAAGTAATCGAGAATTATTTTGCATATATTTATCATAAGATAAATATTTACGTTTGTTTTTTAATAAACCCAACGCTTCATTTTTAGCAATTGCATATGCCCACGTTGAAAAATTAAAAGCAGACTTATATTGATGTATTTTTTCTAATATTGCTATAAAAGTTTGTGATACAGCGTCTTCAGCTAAATCTCTATCTTTAAGAATATTATATGTAAATGATAAAAGTCCGGGTTTTAATCTATTTATTAGTTTTGTAAAATTTTTGTTGTTTTTGTTTTCTATAAAGTTTAATGCAATAGTTTGAATACTAATATTTTTTTTGTTCATAAAAAAAATTATGTTTATTTTATATTAAAAATTATATTTTTGGTCTGTTAATCTTCTATTTGTTGTTGTACATAATTACTTATGTTCTTCATTAGATTTTCTACTCTTATAAATGGAAATTGTCCTATTGCATTAACTATTTGTGTTAATGTTTGATGATCCATTATCTCAACATCTATAGCATTAATAAGACCTGCAATTTCATTAAACGGACGATCTCCTATTGCCTGTAAAAGCGCTTTTTTGAATTCTGGTTTAATTTTATAAGTTGGAACATATGCTTGTGTTTCAACTGTTTGTGTAGCATCTACTGCGGGTTCTTTAGATGGAGTTTCTAGAACAATTTTTTGTTTTTCTGGTGCCATAATTTAAATTTATTTTATAGTTTATAAATATTTTTACTAATTTTATATATAAAGAATCAATAAAAGTTTTATTAGAATATTATATAATATAATACATTTTTGCTGTTAATAATTTTTAAAAAAGTTAATTTTATGTTATTTTTTTAGTGTCCATCCTACATGTTGTAAATGAGATATCCAGGATTCTACATCTGAACCAATTATCATATTTGAATCTGTAATTATACCGCTTTTAGTTTTAAAAGTTTTAACAAATACAAACCAAGGATCAATATCATCTTCAATAAATACTATTGTGTGAGGAGAACGAGCTTTTTCTAACGTATAAAGAATTTTATTTGAAAATTCTTTTATATTTTCAGTGCTTTTTTCTTTAACAGTTTTTGCTTTAAATGGTTTATAAGTTTTTTTATACATTGACTGGAATTTTATTAAACAAAATATTTTCTAAATAATTTTTATATTTATCAAAAATTTCTTCAGGAGTCATTGATTCTGTAGAAATAATTTTATATCCTTGATAATTTTTTAATGCAAGATAATTATCGCGAACTCTTTTTTGAAATTCTATATCTTTTTCATGAATATCAGATTTTCCGTTTAAATATTTACGATCTAGACCATCTCTTTTTTCTTCTAATCTTTTTTCAATTATTTCAACGGGAACATCAAAGAAAATGTTTAAATCAGGATAAGGAAGTTCTAAAAATCCAAATTCAAATTCATTAATCCAATCTCTTATTATTTGAGATTGACTTTCCGTTGAATATTTAGCACCTTGATACGCCATATTTGAGAATACATATCGATCTAATAAAACAACATCATTTTCTAAAAGTTGTTTTTGAAGAGTTGGAAGATATAAATAACGATCCATCGCATAAATATTTGCAACAAATATGGGATTAACATCATTAATATTTCCATATTCTCCTCTTAAATATGCAGCAATAACTTCACTGGCTTCATTATTTCCATAAATAGGAAAGTGAATATATTCATATTTAAGTTTATTTTCTTCTAAGTATTTTTTTATCAAATCACTTTGGGTAGTTTTTCCTCCCCCATCTAGAGATTCTAGTACTATTATTTTTGCATATGCCATGTTTTAAAAAAATTAAAGTTTATTATGAAAATAAATCATATATATACATTAAAATAAATTGAATTCCAAGACCAATACATAAAGTACTTATAAGAGACCAATCTGTATTAAATATAATTTTCATACTATATCCAAATACAAATATTTTAAGCACAACAATTATACCAGCTAATAAACTGCTTATAGTATAAAAAATAGAATTAGGATTATTTGTTAATGATGAAATTTCATCATCTGGAGATTCAGACTTTTTCTTAAATTTGTTTAATCTATCACTAAGTGAATTGTCTTTTATCATTTCTTTTTAGTTTTAAGATCAATTTTTTTGACCTCAGGTTTTTCTTCAGATTTTTCCTTTTTTTCGTCTTCTTTTTCTTCTTTTTTTTCTTCGCCTTCTTTGTTATTTATATCTTCTTTGTTATCTTTAGTTTTATCAGGAACATCTTTCTTTTCGGGTTCTCCTTCATTTTTTGTGAACGACCCACTATCTTTTTTAGTATCTAAACTAGGTTTCTTTTCGTCAGTTTTAGATTCTGTATCAGCGGTTTTAATCTCACCATACATTCCTGGTTTAAAGTCTTTAACGGATTTTAAATCTGTTTGAAGATCATATCCAGGTTCAAACTTAGCTCCGCCCATATTTATTTCAACTTTAACTTCAGTTTTCCCTTTTTGGTATTCTCTTTTGAGCCAATCATATGATTTTTTATTCTCATCGGGAATAATCATACCTTCTTTATCTGGGAGTTGTCCTTCTCCTGCTTCTTCATAAAGTTTTTCTAAATAATCATTGATGTTAAAATTACCTACTTTCATATGTTTACACTTTATTTTATATATCTTTATCTAATTTTTATATAATTATATGTTGAATTAAAGATTACTTTCTATGTTTTCAAGAATATCACCCAATTCCTCATGAATCTCTACTAATGCATTTAATAAATCTTCGGCTGTCGATCCATTTATCGCATAACTACCTCTTCTTGCATTTTTAATTTCATACGATATTCTTTCTATTCTATCTAACCAATCCATTAGACCTATTTCATCTAAAGAACCGGTATGATCCCAACCATCATCAAGTATAAAAAGGTCATTTGATTCTATTTCTTCATTAAGAGTAGATGTAATTATTTTTTCTTTAACTAATTTAGTCATTTAATTAAATTATTTATTTTATATATCTTTTTTTAACTATAAAATTTTTCATTAGGTCTAGGCAATCTCTTAAGAACCCATTTTTTATTTTTAGGATTTTTAACACAATATTTATTTAGTAATCCTTCATGATAATTCGGCCCTCCAAAAAGATTAGTAGTCCAATGTCCACGAGTTCTTCTTAGTGGTGATTGATCTCCGTGTCCCCGTGGTCTTGAAGGTCCTTTTTCCCAAAAGCTTTTTTTATCATGTCCCTCTAATTCAGTCCAAATATAATATTGAATTTCAGTTAAGCCTGCGCCTTCTTCTCCTTTACTTTCAATAAATTTAAGTATTTTCCAAGACATTGTATTAATTTGTCTTGCTGGATATCCAATATTCATATCAGATATTGGATCTGAATCTTCTGTAAACTTTTCATTTATAAAAATGGCTCTCATTAATAAATATACTTTTTTTATATATTCTTTAATCATATAGAATAGAATAAAAAAACCAGCACTGAGGCTGCTGGTAAATCTCCATCGAATGAGTGCTTCTTAAGCAGCCATACGATATTCGTAACTATTTTCGCCGTTTACATGCGTTATTAAAACTATCTTTACTACTTCCTTATTGCTGTCAAGTCTAAGTCATCCCCATCTTGGTTGATTTGCTGGTTCAACCAGGAAAACCTTTGTGCACTCCCTACTAAAGGTAAAGAGAATGTGGAGATGCCGGTTTCCGCCACCGGGTCCAGTCAACAGTCTCTCGTAAATAGCTCTATTTCTAAAGCGCGCTTTAATATATCTTATATATTTTTGTTATATATAACAATATAATACAAAAAACATATTTTGATACTATATATTTGTTAAAGTTCTGTTAAACTTATTTTTTCTTAGTCTTGGGAGCTCTTTTCTTTGGTGCTACTTTAACTTCTTCAACAGGTCCAAGCGATTCAACTTTTGATTCATCAACAGGAACAGGAGCAACCCCTGCTTCAATTTTAGTTTCTTCTTTTTTAAACATCTTTTCTGCACCTAATAATTTCCAGAAAATGTAATATGCTAATAAAAGAAATAACCATATACCAGTTAGAACTTCTAACACTGGTTGATTTTCTAATGATTCAAATCTGCTGTATGCTGCGCCAAGAACAATCATATTGACGATTTGCATCCAACTTTTCTTTAGCCAAGGTTTTGCTGTTTTTTGCCACCAAGCTTTTAGTTTTAAACTAAAAGCTTTAATTTTTTCCCAAAGTTTTTTAAAAAATTCTTTCATAATTTTAATTTTTAGTTTTGTTTTTATTGTTTTTGTTTTTCTTTTTATCCTTACTGAATAGTAAATATACTATTCCACTTACGAATATGACTACTATTGGCCATATATCTATTAATACTTCTAATAAGTTTTTCATTTTATTTAATTATTATTTAATTTAAAAATTTATACACCTAATTCAGTTTCTCCTCCTTCTGGTTCTGGTCCAAGTTCTGCCCCGGGTTCTTCAGGAGCTCCACCGCCAAGTTCTTCACCCCCTCCAAATTCTCCTCCACCGAAATCCATTCCACTCATATCTCCACCCATTCCTTCTTCTCCTTCACCTTTAGCAGCATTAATACGCTTAATTGCATCACTAATACGCTTAAGTTGTTCTTTTCTTTCTTTCTTATATCTTGCATTAAGTTTCATATCTTCATCTGTAAAATCCATGTATTTTTCAACTAAAAATTTAGGGTCAAAATACATGCCTTCTGTTGTTATCTCGCCCTCAGTATTAACCTCATATTGTCTTATTCCCATAAGTGTATTAACTATTTCTGCACCTTTATTCGCAATATCTCGTTTTTTAGCTTCAGTAAATAAATTTTCTTCAGTAAATTCTAGGCCAACAGCGCCCCTAAGTGATTTATCACTCATGAATTCTGGATGTTTAAGACAAAATTGAATCCAAGTAGGTTTTAATAATATCTCTTGAAGTATCGTACGAATTCTATTAATAAAATAATTAAATCTAATTTCTTCTCTTGCTATTCCTTCTCCACCTGTAGACCAATTTCCACCACCACTTTCTCCTTCTCCACCTATTGATATAAATCTATCTTTAGGAATTTTTGTCTCAATAATAAATCTTCTCCAAAAATAATCAAGCGCCATAGTTCCAGAAAGATCATATCCTTTAGGTTCAAACGAATCAATTTCTACTTGAGATCCTTCTTTTGAAGGAAGTATATATTGTTTTGCAAATGAAAAATTTGGTGTGCCGTTAATTGTTACTTCACCACTGTCATAATTTATAGTAACATCTTCTTTATACATACCTCTTAATTCAGAAAGTCTAGTTCTTGCTCTTACTTCTGATTGTGTTCCAATTGGAACAATAATTTTCATTCTATATTGTGAGTTAATAACATTCCAAATGATACGTGAGTTTTCCATTGTACGAAGCATGTTAAATGCTCTAACTAATCTTTCAACATATGATAATCTTGAAATGAAATTTCCTCTTGCCCAAGAAATATAAATTATGTTTCCATCGACTAATTCTCTTTGTTTTTCTGAATCTCCTCTAAATTGAATCCATACTCGATATTCATTTTCATTTTCATCTTTACGGATTTCTGGTTCAAGAGTAACAGGATCAAGTTCTTTAAATCCTAATATATTTTTTGCAGGTTCACTTTCTTCTCCATCATAAATAATTTCAAATGCAAGAAATCCATCAATCAAGAATTTTTTTGCATAATGCCAACCATCATGTCCTTGATTGAATCCATATGCATAATATACTTTTTTATATGCTTCATTAAGATCATCTACTATTTCCTTGGCCTTTTCAGCTTTAAGAACTGATTTAAGTTTTTTCGTATTAGGATATGCAAAAAAGTTAGCATCATCTTGAATGATAGTTTCATCTGCAATAACTTCAATAACATGTTCAATTTCTCCATTCATTGCAAATCTACGAAGAAAATCTCTTCTTGTAGGATACTCTTTATCAAAAAAAGCAATAAACTCTTTTTGCCCAATATCCATTCCAGCGACTAATTGATGTTGTCCAAAAAGACTGTACATCGAATCTTCTTGAGTTTCTGTGATACCAATTGCTTTTGATTGTCGTATTACTTTTTGATCAAATTTCATACCCATTACCGAAAGATAACGAATATTACGTTGTATATTATCTAGAAAGGAACGAGGTCCTCTGTCGAGATTTCGCACTGAAAAGCCAGCCATAAATTAATTATTTTATTTATTTTATATATTTATCGTAATATTAAGTTTTAGCTTTATTCTGCCAATATATTTGATATAGTTGTTCAAGATTAACTTTTTTGAATGATTGCCGAGCGTCATAGAATGGGATGTAACGCCATTCTTCGTATTCCAACATTCTAAATTTTCGTGTATTAAACATACTATAAGAACGATAAGCGTAATTAAACAATGCGCTTTGTTGTTTATTAAAAAGTTTAAATAATTCGGGATTTTTTCCCATTGCTGACGCTAATTGATAATTTTTATTAATTGCAAGTTTATTATATTCAGTTTTTTCTTCTATTCTATCAAAAAATGATTTATAATGTTCCCAAAATGCTTGAATAAATTTAAGTCTTTCACCTTTAGGCAATATATTTAAATTTAATCCCTTTAGCGCATGAGTAATATAATTAAAGGATGTGCAAAAAAGAATTGGAGTTAAATCATGAAATTGTATAACATTTCCTGTTTTAAAATTCTGAATTTCATTTAAAGTTTGTTCGTTAATATTAATAAAGGTATATATCATTCCCGGAACCGGCCTTCCATGCATAAATTTATTTAATAATGATTCTTGATCTGTGGATTCAATGTCTATTCTTTTTTTATCACCTTTAAGATCTAATTTTAAATAATTTTCAAATAATCTTTTATATGCGACATCTTCAATATTATCAATCCGTTTTAATGTTTCATGTGTTAATTTTGGAGATTCCATTGCGCGTTATTTCTTAATAATTTAATGTTATTTATTATTAGTAGCAGAAAAACGACCAAGTAAATTTTGTAAAGTATTTTCCGTAAATACATAAAACTTCGCATTATTTTTTTCAGCCCATGCTGCAGCTGCTGCCCATTTTGCTTCATTTAATAAATAATCCTTTGCATCATTATTAAATCTTCGTTGTTCTTTAAGAGTTGCATTTACAGAAGGTGGCACAGGTTTTTTTAATTTAGATGATGGCTTAATTTCAATAAACATTTTTTGTGTTTTCTCATCTCCTTTATTAACTTCAACCCAATAATCAACATTATAATATTTTATTATCCAGTTTTTTGGATTATTTGGATCTAAACCTTGTTTCTTGCATTCTTCTAATTTTGATACACGATCGTAATATGGAATTCGAATAGGTTCTGAACTCCATCTTATAATTGAGGGTGATGAATCACACCATTTACAAAACTCTAATTCCCATCCACTTCGAAAAATTATTAGTCGTGTATCTCCTATATATTTTTCTGGATGTCGTAATGCCCATTTTTCGTGAAGATATCCCTGAAGAGTTTGACCCCTTTTAAGCTTGCCGTTTTCATCGAAAACATTTTTTTTAGGAATATTCCAACGCTTATATGATTCATTAAAAGCCATTTATGTATTAAATATTATATATTTTATTACTTGAAGTTGAAATTTTTCGGCTTTTTGGAAAATTTCCGTATAATTTTCGCCATCCTTTTGCAAAACCGTTTTTAATTATTTGCGTAAAATATGCAAATGCATTTTGAGATTTCATAGGATCATAGCCTCTCCAATATAAATAGCAATCTAAAACTGCAAATGCAATGCAATCTTCTCTGTCTTCGGAATAAATATAATTTAATTTCGTAGAAAATTTTCTAGCCATTAGCATAAACATTTCAATTGCTTCCTTTGTTAATACATCTGTTTCTTTACACCTGATAATTTCATTTCTAAGATCGGCATTTTTGACGTGAATTCCCATAATATAATTATTTTTAATCTAATTTTGTTTAAATAAATTTAACAGATTTTTAATTTATATAAATAAAGCATAATAAAGTTTTATCATGCTAATATTTTAAGTCATTTTAATTAAATTTAATTAATATTCGTTTTCTTCTTTATCTATTTTTTTAATGGATATTTTATATTCAATCTTATTTGTATCTATGGGTTGAACAGGAGAAATAGGTACAATAGTATTTGTAGGAGATAATTGAAATTCTATTCCATTCATTAATTCAATAAAATATTTTTTTGTTAATCTATCATCACTAGAAAGAAATTTAACATATGAATTTCTTAGAGAATTATAGCTTTCTAGTAATTCAATTTGTTTTTCTTGAATATTATTAACAATAAATAATAAAGAATCGGTTTTTATTTTTTCTTCTTTTTGTGATTGCTTAATTTCTTGTATATCTTCTTTAATAGATATTTTTTCATTATTAGCTCTTTCTGATTTAACACCAAGAGTCCATATAAAAGTAACTGTGGCTACAACAGTCATGAAGTAGCCCCAATATAATTTTAAAAATTCAAAAAGTTTTAATAGCATTTTTTTAAACTGCTAATGTTCTAATCATTGATTTTGGAGCAGTTTGCATTTCTTGCTCTCCATTTAAGCCCTGTTTAATTATTTTAACAGCATCGGCGTCGCCAATTGCATTTGTATAATCAATTGCGTCAACTAAAATATTTTCAAGCGCGTCACCAGTTGCTTCATCAATTAAAACTCCTGGAACATAATTATCAGGATTGGCAAAATCATTTAGACTTTCAAGTATACGAACCTGTGATTTTGGCATAAATTCTGTGTTTCCTTCAATCAGAACTTTTATTTGTTGATCTGGTAAAGCTTTTTCCCATTGATTATATTTAACATAACAATCACTTAATTTAATAGGAACATTTCCATAGAATACACCACACTTAACATATTGTTCAAATAATAATGCTTGAGTTTTTTCATCAAATTTCATATGAGGAAGTGTAGTAAGATCAGTTTTTTTATTGAATTCTTTAAGTTCTGTAGGATTAACCAAATATGTGCATCCTTGAACTTGTACAAGAAGTTTTCCCTCTATTTGTCCAATGATATATCCTTTATCTTTATCAATATTAACTTTATCTAATATTTGAAAATTTTCATTAAGAGATTCATTAGTATCAATTTTTCCTGTATGAAGTAACTTTTTAATCATTTCCATTATTATAGAAACTTTTTCTTGAGAAGCTTCACGATTTAAGCATATAAGTGCTTCATATATCAAATTTAATTCTTGTTTATTGAATTTTAACATGATCTTAGATTTTATTTTATTATTTTTTTGTTTTTGGTCTTTTCAAGAAAACTTTCTTTATTTTCTTTGGTTCATCAAGATCATCTGGGTTTGCATCTTTTTTGAAATTTGTTTTTTCAAGATTTTTATTAGGAGCTCCTACTGCTTCTTCTTTCTCTGTTTCTTTTTCTGATTCTTCTTTCTCTGGTTCTTCTATTTCTCCTTCGCCGCCTTCAGGTTCAATCGGTTCTTCACCAAGATCTAATTCAGCAGTTCCTTCTTCACTTCCACCCAATTCTTCACCACCACTTGTTGGTTGATTTAATCCAGTTTCAGGTTCTTTTTCAGGTTCTTCTAATTCTGACTCAGCATCAACTTTATCAGCATATGCTTCAATTTCATCTGCGTCAAGATCAACTTTATCTTGTTCAATAGACGGTTCATCACTTATAAGTTCTGATTGATCATCATCGAATGTTACAGCTGATGCGGCTCCTCCTGCGTCAGTCGCCGGTAAACTTGTTGCTCCAACTTCTGTTCCAAATTCGTCGCCTTCAACACCTATATCTTTTTCTTCACCCTTTGATGCCATGGCACCAGTTGGAACAACAACTGTATAAGATTTTCCAGATGTATCATCTTGAACTGTAATATTTAGATTTTCACTTACACTTATAAATGTTTCAACTTTATTAAGATAATCTTTATAATCATTTTTAATTTCTTCAAGTTCTTCTGTAAGAGCTTTAACAACTGCATTTGATGTTTCATTATTATAATCATCAGAAAATTTAGTTATTCTTTCTTCTAAATCAAAAATATAATCAGAATATTCTTTTTTAGTTTCATCTATTTCAGTTAATATTCTCTCTTTATTAGGAAGAATATCTGCAAATGTTTTTGAAACATCAAATCTCATATGTTCCATCATAACTCTTTCTGCTTGAATAGGATTAATGTTACGATAAAAAGTTATTTTATCATTTAAAGGATCAAATGTTGTGATAAAAATATTATCTCTTAGTTTAAAAATATCTGCAGCATAGTTTTCATTTTCTTTAAGATGAACTCTTTTAATAAAATCTAATTCAGCAATTTCATTAAAATTTTCTCTTAATATTCCAACAATATTGAAAAACTCAGCGTTTCCGCTCCATTTTGCAACTTCTACTGCTTCATTAATTTGATCATTAGTAAATTTAGATTCATTAATAAAAACTTCATTTTCGGTTAATGTTGCATTATCATTACCTACGTATACTTTAATATCTTTTTTTGAAACTTCGACTACTGGAAGATTTATAACATCACAAAGTACTCTAAATGATTCATCAAGTTTAAAAACATCATCTTTTTTAATTTTGTTAATATTATTTCCTTTTTTTACATAATAAGTTCCTTTAACATTAAATAAAACTTCGTTTTCTCCTAAATAAAGAATTGGAGAAAAAAGTTTATCAGAAATTCCGCATTCTGCATTAGCGTATTCTAATTGTAATTGTGTAGTGTCTAATGTTAAAATATTAATAATATCTGTAATAAACGGATCATAACTGAATTTAACTAACGTTTCTTTAAGAACATGTTTATTTTGTTCATTTTTATTATTTAAATAATTATCTATAACGTCTTCAATAAGTGGAATAAGATAATTACTACGTGTTTCTTTCATTATTGCAATAATCTTAGAAATATCTACGTCGTTTTTATATTGATCAACTCTGCTACCAACTGCATTTAATTCAGTATTAACAGCAGGAAGATAATTAAATCCCGATAAAGCTGAAATAAAATCTTCATAAAGAAGTACTTCAGGAATTTCTTGTTCTAATCTTTCTCGAAAATTTTCAAGAATTCCCGCAAGAGTTGCATCATATTTAGCTTCTTTTTCTAATAAAGAAATTACAGCTTTTCTAACACCTAAATGTTTAACTGA